TGACTTACCTAAAGTATCAGTAAGTGCTTCATATATAGGGATACCAACACGACCGAACTGTCTAACATCTCGGAGGTTAGCTTTACCAATGTTTTTAATTTCCACCATGTTGGTGAGCATTCTGCGTAGGTGTACTATGTTTCCTTGAGTAACATCTCCAAGCATGGCTAACTGAGGTATAACCTCACCCATCTCAAAACCACCACCCAAGGACTCTCTAGATAGAGATCTTAAATCAGAAATATTGAAAGGTGTTTCCACGGCAAACTTATTCAGCTTGTCTAACATCTCGGTAGCTTTAGCACCACCGCCACCCTTTGTACCTCCTAAGATACCAGTAAAAGCAGCTTCAGCTTGTTGCCTCTCGCCAGCCTTTTTTATCGCTGCACCAATACCAAAAGTAGCAGCAAGTCCACCACCTCCAAGTAGTGCAGAGGTTAAGGCAGAACTGCCTGTTAGTCTACCTGCTAAGAATGCACCAGATTGCCCTAGACCAGCTTTACCTGTACCTTTACCTCTACCGCCACCACCTACCCCACCCCTTGCAGGACGTTCTAAGTTTCTACGGTAGTTCTTAACTTGAGTATTTAAACCCATCCACCCATTTTTAATTCTTTTTATTCGTGCAAATTCACCTTTGCCAAAAGACACTGAGGACTTTCTAACTTCAGTAAAATTCTTTTTTAACGCTTTTATAGCAGACGCAGTTCTCTTTATCTGAGTGGCATCTACCTGATACTTCCACTTGGTGATAAGTTCTTGAACTACTTTTTTAGTCGCCACGGCCTATCACCCCTTCATGGATTGCTTTTGATAATAAGACTCTGCATCGTCCTTAATATCCAAGGCTTCATTTGCATCTGCAAGGTCACAGAGATTCCAGTAAGTATCGACCTCATGGAGTGTAGTTATTCCAGCTAAGATAGGTCTCCACTTCCAGAACTCTATGTTGGATGCACCTATCTGAAACTGACTCCCGTGAGACGGACCACCTACTAACCTTCTTCTGTGTTTCCGCCTAAAAAATCACCATACTGGTGCCTCAAACATCTAAAGAGGACATGGTGTAGTTCTGCCATTTTTCCCATGAAATGGAAACCAAAATTGATTTTACCACCACCACAGTGAATACCATCAATAATCAGCTTCGCATATTTCACGTATTCTTTAGCGTCTAGATGGTTTGTGATCTTGGAAGCAAATTCCTGAATCAACTTCTTTTCTTTTTCTAGTTCCTCAACAGACTTAACATCGTCTGAAGTGTCATCCATTAATTTTTCAACACTACCAAGCCCATCATCAGACATAAACAAGGTTAGGAAACCTTCACCGAAAGTTTTAGTTACCCAAACCATGATCTCTAAAGACTTGTCTACAGACCAGTCTCCTATTATGTAGGTGCGTTCGTTTATAGTAAAACGTGTGGGTTCTTTTGCCATTACTTAATCCTCTATTCTACGTCAGTTCCACCGACAAAAAATTCAATTTCACCAGACTCTAAAGTCCAAACTCTATCACCTAATTCTTTTCCATACTCAACTGATGGTGGTTGTTGCACCCAAGCCTCTAGAGTACCTACGGCAGTTTTGCCGTGAGCATCTAAGATATTGAATGTGAACTTACCAGAAGATCCAATTTTCTCATCAGCAAGCATGTGACCAGTAAGTACATCATTGGTAGCTGAAGTAGCCATCAAGGTCAGTTCCATAGTACCTGACTTGTCGTTACTTTTTGATCTGGCGTGCTCGCCTCCGGCTCCAGAGGATACGGTCCAAGTTTGGTTATTCCGAGATACAGTAACGAAAGTTCCATCAGCTAGACCTTCAACTGTATGACTCCCCACCATAACCGAGATCTTTTTAGGATCATAATCTTTTGTGTTTGCCATCGTTTACTCCTTAAAGTGTCACTGTACCTTGTACGTTAATTTTCTGAACTGCACCTGCGAGAACTGCACTAAAGGTAACACCATTTAGAACTCTATTTGCCTTATCTACAGCAGGAATATCTCCAATTAGAGGTAGAACCACAACTGGATCTGAGTCAACACTCAAGATACTTTGAGCCTGTGCTCTAGAGAGAACACTACTTACAGTAGCTCCTACTAGAGCAATACCAGCAGTGTCATAAGCAAGTTTAGGGAGTTGTACTAGAAGAGTAAACAAATCGGCTGCCATGTTGACTTGTACCCAATCCAACCCTCTGATTACATCGATCCACTCAAAAGGTGAGTCAGAAACTTTACCCTCTTCAGTGATACTTACACTGGCAACACTATCATAGGTGTTACACGCTTTCCCATGAGCAAAGGCTTTTTCAGAGCTAGTTAAACCGCCAACAGTTACACTAGAAACAGTTTTGTAAGCCCATGTGATAGAGCCAGGATCGGAAGGAAGTTGTCCACCGATAACTCCACCGTCTAGATACTCTGTATCATCAGCGTGATGCCAGATGGAAGTTCTGAAAGCTGCTAGTGCTTGTAGAGTAGATGCAATGTCTGTATCTACTGCTGTTAGTACATCAGCATCGGAAGTTTGTGCAAAGAAGAGTTTAGGATTAGCGTTTCCTAACCCCTGTATCAAAGCTGAAGTAGATGTGATGTCTGCTGCGACTCTAGACCACTGACACAGTGCATACCAGTCATTGTCCTCTGAAATAGCGGCTGTTATCGAGGCGTCAATGTCTGAAACACCAGGAGTTGTAGCAGCATAAGCAATAGTTGGAACACCTGTAACAGCTACGTTTAAAGTGTGAGCTCTAACATCAGCAAATACGATGTCAACAGTGTCAACACCATCACCTATAGCCGAGAAAATCTGGTCAGATTTTAAAAGTTCAGTAGCCAGAGCGTCCAAAGAATCTGAGGCATCATTTATGAAGTCAACCTCGGCTAGTAGAACACCATCTAGAGACATGACATACTTATCGCCAGCAGTCATTACACCAGTGACGACCATCTCGCCAATTTCAGAAGTCCCACCAGAATCCTTGATGATGGTAAGCTTTGTTGGAGAAACTTGCTGTCCAAAGTAAGCTGCACCAAAATCTAGAGAGTCATACCCTACCAAGGCAGAGTCATCAGTCATCTCCTGAAGACTAGCATAGCTTTTTGTAGCTGTTGCAAAGAGTGCAGCACTACTTACAAAAGCACCAGTTCCAAACCCAGCCCTTGAAGGAACCGAGGTTTGACGTGTGATGGACACGTTTACAATACTGTTTAATGAACCCATAAGTGGTCCTCCTTAAGGTTTAGTTACCGACACATCGGCTTGTTTAGTTCCATTGCTTGCTTCTAAATCACCTTCAGCATTTACTATTTCTATAGCACCATTATCTATACTCTGAACTATGACAGTAGAAAGAGTGAAGGTCAAACTAGCTCTAGGCTCATTAGTCGTGTTCAGTGTCTCACTGCTATCATCAACGGTCCCAGGATCTATTACTCTACAATTTATTGAGGTAAGCCTATCATACACTTCAGGATAACAAAGGGAAAACCTAAGTTCTTGAAGCATTTCCCAGGCATTGTCACCACCATCAAACCGAGTACCACTGTCAGAATAGCCTTCAAGACTACAAGTTATTATTCTTTGACCTCTAAGGATCTCATTACCCTGGGAGTCAAACCTCCTCTCATCCAATCCCACCATTTCAACGTCATCGAGAGGTGAGAAGGCGATATAGGGATTGGGAGGTCTAGGTGCAGACTGTCCTTTGAGGTATAGCCCTTTACCTGGCAAGTACGCAGGTATCCACCATTGAAAGAACTCTTTCAATTGTGTGTATTTTTCTTTTATGGGAGCTAGAGCCATAATTAAAACCCATCAAATTTTTTCAAGAGAACTTGGTAATGCTTATTGTTTAAATGCTGCCAAACTTCCACCTTTATAGGTTTCCATTTAGCTCCTTCCACTAAAATCTGATCCACTACAGGATTAACTGTGTCATCAGGATCATTTATGTAGACTCTTTCGGTGGTAAACATCCACCTAATTTCGTCAGCATATTCCCCCATGGCAGGATCAAAAATCTGATCAGGCTCCACTGTGGAGTAGGGTTGAACACTAGCCCATGTAAGGATGGTGTCCGATAAAGTACGGGAAAAAATACCGTCAGTATAAGAGCCAGCATATCTTTCTATAGTAACTTGAGTAGACCCAAGTGTGAAATTTTTTAAATCAATCATGGTGTCAAACCCATCATCTCTTTATTTATCTTGTTAATCACCCTTCTCAGTTTTCGACTCCCTGGTACTTTACTATCTCTCACGGTAGAAGTGACTGCCTTTTTCATTGTGCCACTAAATATCAGGGGGTTTGAACCTCTACCTAATCTTTTTTTCCACCTCAATGTCGAGGGAGAATTAGGAGGTGTTCTAAGGGTGTGAATGGTCCCTTTTATCCATTTGGAAATCTCTGCTGATTGAAGTAGCAAAAGATGATCTATCTTTCCACCCTTGGATAATTTTCTCATGATGGTAGCAGTATCCTTCTGGAACTTACTTTTCTTAGTCTCCATAGTGAGTCTGAGAAAAGGTCTAGCCGGGATATTTTTTGTACCATACTCTTGCCAAAAAGCGTATTGAGCTATGGGAACTTTACCATCAACTTTACCTCGAAATATGGGTAGTTCACTACCCCAAGGCGATTGAATTCCTGCGGTAATGGTTTTACCATCTAAAGATTCGAGTTGCCTAAATAAATTCTTGGCACCACGGTCTCTGACGATGGTTTTTGTTTTGGTTTTGATGTCTATCATACAAACCCCTATGTCACTGAGGGTGAGGATTTGAATGACTTCATAAGGAAAAGGAACTCTGTTCCCCACTTAGTTTGGAGGAGGTAAGTATTAGAGCCTTTTACTGTACCAATATAAGGTTGTGCTCCACGAGTTTGGGTAAGCTTGCCTACTCTTTCACTCGTGATAGCACCTACACTAGTATCCGGTCCACCTACGTCAGGAGCCTTAACATCAGATCCAAGAGCGTAGTGGTGGAGCACCAGTAGTGCTAGAGCGTGAGTGTACTTCACGTCAGGCAATGCACAAGTATTAGGGTTTAGGTATACGGATTGCATAGTCTTTACAGCTTCAAACGCAGGTGTATCTGCAGTCTGAGTTGCATATTTACTATAGCTGACAACATCAACATATATAGCCGTACAATCCGCAAAAGCCATTATAACCCTTTCATATCGTCTTCAGCACCTTCAGGTCTGGACTCCATAACGTCAATTTGCTTACGGATTGCTCCAAGCAATGGACCTTTAGCAGTTTCAGACCATTCGTTTAAAAGAGCTACGTTGTAAGTTTTCTCAACTAGAGCAACTGTAAGTTTTTTTCTAGGATCTAAAACTATAAGAACTCCGTCCGTGATCAGACCTTTGATAGGCTTAGCCCATTTACCTGATTTGGACAATTTGTCCCACAGTTCATCAGATACCTGATTCATGCCTGGGAGAACATGGAGCTCTCCGATTGTTCTGGATTGTGGCTTTGTGTGTTCTACTAACATGGTTCTCTCTCCAAATGGTTAAAAGGATCCTAGTGAAACACCGGTACACTGTTACAGTGCCGCGGCGCCTCACTAGATCCATGCAGATTAAATACCGTTGCCTTGAGCAATTGATTTCGGATAGTAAACTACTACGCCAGCAGTTCTCGCATGTACGGGAACCTCGAAATAAAGAGCAGACTCTTGTGGGTTAAGAAACTCAATGTCCTGTGGGACTTCAAGTGTAAGCTTGCCAGGATCTCTATCATAGGCAATCATACAGTCCTCAGAGTCATAGGAAGCTGAAACAGGTGCAGCACCTTTGAGTTCATACACAGGGATGATTTCCTTGATGTATGCGTTGGACTTCAAGACAAATTCTAAGATGGTTGTGTCAGAAGTAGCACTTCTGGGAGTGTCAGCAATCAAGGAATATTGCTTGATTGGCATAAGAAGGGTATTAACCGCTTCAACACCATTGGTTACATCTACGACAGTGGTAGACATTAAGGAAATGTCTGCAATGATCTCATCAGGCGTTTTGTCTGCCCAAGTGGTCAGGTTAGAAACACCGTCAGGGATGGTCACAGCGTTGGCATCTGACCAGTTAATAAAACCTGGGATGTCAGTCTCAGGATCACCATGAAAAGCAAGCTTATTTTCTAGTACCATCATTTGGCGACGACAAGCGTTAGCCTTACGTTGGTTAAGAGGCTTACCAGCCATTTTCGCATTTCTAATATCTTGGATGGAATACCCAAAAGAGATTGCGCTAGAATAAATTTGTCTTACGGTTTTCTTACCCTTAACCTCGACCGTGGGAATTGAATTTGCGTAATTATGCACTAATTTTGCTGCACCCACGTGATCATATGTTTCATAAGCTAGAGTCTCAGCACCACTGTCCACTTCACTGGACAATGGAAATAATCGCCTAGCCAAAAGCTGAGGATAGAGCACATCGTATGAACGACTTTTTACATGCTCCAAATTTTCTAGGAAAAACATAGACTCATTGGCGTCCATGTTTGTAAAAACGATATTCTTCATTATAGTCACCTTTCTTTAGCCTACAAGAGCTAGT